GTTTTCAAAATGAGCTTCACTTGTATATGAGGGATGCCCTTCAACAGCATCACCGGGTGTTCCGATAATTTTACACCGCTTAAAAAGTGCTTGTCCGCCGTTAGATTCCAACCGCAGTTCCTGTCCTAAAATCGTTCCATCAGTTACGATAGTTGTCGGATTTGATCCTTTTGTATAGTTAAGGCTGTGATTTCCATATTTTACTCCCGCAGTGACATTCCCCTGAATTTTGAGAGTGCTGGCACTATTTTGAAACCCGTATCCCGGATAATCCAAACCAGCACCACCGGTCACATTCCCAACAATCATTAAACTTCCACCACCTGAAATATAAACCCCGTTATCTGTCGAGTGATCCCCCGATCCCAGTCCACCTTTTATGTTTCCTTCAATAAAAACATCGGAACTGGAACCGGATATCCGTACACCGTTGTCATAGGAGACGGAGGTTCCAACACCGATATTAATTTTCAGAGAGCAGTGGACATTTGCCCCGTTATCTGTAATCCCTTTCGATATAAGCGTTTCAAATGGATCAACGGCAATAATGTTAACATAATCTTTCAGTGTCAGGCGTTCGTCATAAACTCCCGGATAAACCAGCACGGCATAAATCTTTCCCGATCCCGCATCCGTGATCGAATCAATCGCATCCTGGATTAACGAATATTCACCCCCGACTTGTGCTACGGTCACGATCTGCTGTGGACTAATCTTGTCCTGCAGGTCGGTGATATTTGTCTCGTTGCTGAGTGTCCCGCCCTGAAAGTCTACGTCCCCAAACTTATCTGCAATAATCGCCTTACCGGGTACGACCTTCCCGTATTTTGTTAGTAAGCTCATTTTTTTCCTCCTTTAATACGGACGGGCAACCATCTTGAGGGTTCGATCCCCGGTCTCAGATACGTCCGATTTTAGTTTAATATCTCCCAGATTCGCAAAGTCGCTGGGGAGTAAATACGCAATCCTGTTAGTCGCAGAAATTTCAAGCGGGTTCCCGAATTGGTCCCCAACCGCTAAATAGTCCCCCTCGCCGTCATTATGCAGGACGCTCACCTGGGTTCCGTCAAAGGTCGCCGGGAAGATTAACAACCCTCCCCGGAAAGCATCCATATCCTGTGCATCGCTTTCCTGATTCCCGGATGCAATGGTAAACGTGATTATTATATCGTTTTCAAAAAACCCCATGGTATCCTCTCCTTGTTCTGTTTATTTACTAATAGCCTTTCATCCACTCTACCTGCCAATCGTCCCCACCCAGGCTAACACTTAATTGCATCCCATTACACGCCGTCCATGTTGTGTCTTGAACTGTTCCGAGAGAAGTCCCATCCAAAAACAATTCAAAATTTCCGTCCGAATCCCGTGTGATTTTCACCGTATGCCAGTTCGTATCAGGTGTCCATAGCGTATCAATGATATTTGTCCGACTGGATGCCGTTACTTCCTGCAACCGAAATCCTCCACCCCCGTTGATTTGTACCTGATACCCATTAGCAAGGTCAATATCCCCGGACGTAGCAACGGTTTCCCCGAAAAATCCAAGCGTAACGACTTTCCCCACCGTATTTGTGGAAGCTTTTACCCGAAACTCCCAAACACCCTCGGCTTTAGTTTCGGGGGTTGTGAGAGTCATATTGACTCCAGCATCAGCGGTCAGGGTTAAAACACCGCCGGTAACACTGGCAGCTCCCGCTACCAGGGTCCATTCAAAACGGTCTATATTCACAAACCCCCACTTGCCGGGCTGTGTTCTTCCCGAATACACATTATCCTCAAAATCGTCATATATATATGTCTCCAGTTCTACTGGTGCTGCGGTGATTGTCCCTCCGTTGCCATTCGTATCGGGGTTTACAACAGGATTAAAAATTCCCGTCCCGGTCAGTTCTCGGATATTAATCAATATATCCTTATAGGTTTCCGAAGCATCGAGTAACCCGGAAACGACTAATACCTTTTCGGCTTCATACGCATTTTGAGTCATTCCGGCTAATTGTAAATCACGGGTTAACCCCCGTGTCGCATCCTCGATCTTTACCCAATTCAAACCCGCATCATAGGAACGCCATACCTGCAGATCCCGCTTATTGGTATCTGCTTTCAAAACATAGACATCAACGACCGAATCATTATAAGCGTAAACTCCATATGGTTCTTCCGTCCGTCCGCCAGAACCTTCAACATCAGTATGTGTGCTAAACATTGGCAGGCTATTATGTACCCATAGCCCCGTACTGGAGTTATAATAGGAAAGGTAAAACTCATCCCATTCCCAACCTGCAACGGTATCCTGTCCCTGTTTAATTGTAATAAACATCCGCCCGGTGGGAGCCATAGAAGCCGCAGTTGCCATGAGCAGAGCACCGCTCACTTCTTCTTTTTTTACGACACAATGTGTATCAATATCAGTGAGATTCAATGTGCCGGAACTACTAACTGTTTTACTCCACGATCCGTCAACATTTTCCCAGGTATCCCAATCCCCGACCGCCGTTCGAATATCATAAATATGGGTATAACTATACTGTGCGGCATAAGTATCGTCCCGAAGCCAACCGATTATATGTATATAGGCATCGTCTTTTTTTTGAATAACCCCAATATGATATGCCCAGTAATTTGAAGAGCCGAAATCGACAATATCCCTGAGATACGTCCACGTTTGCCCATGATCGGTTGATTTTAATACGGCAATATCGTCCCGGATATTCCGGGCAACGCAATACAGGTCACCGCCCGGCTCTTTGATGAGTGTCGGATAGGCAAACGATCCCGTGACAGAATCGGCTTGTGTAAATCCTCCGCTGACATCTTCGGCGTTATTCGACCGCTTAAAGAGCATATTTGAATTGTGAGGAAGGGCTTCATGAGCAACAAGAATATGTCCATCGTCTGCCACAATAATTGCCCCTCGGGCATGAGCATCGTCCCCGGAGGCTGCCCCTGTCCCATAATCACCGGATATCTGATTGGTATCATGGTTGTATTCCATCACCCGGTTTTCAATATTTCCTGATTCATCGGTAAACCAGACAAGATACGTTTTCCGATAAGTTCCCTCGTAATAGAATGCCACCGGGGTTACCAGCATTCCTGCTGTGGCGTTTCGATGCCCTCGTTCACTGGTATCATAAACGAAGGTTTGCCGGGTTCCACTACTAAGTATCTGAGAGCTACTCCCCCCGGTGCTGGCATACGCTAAATTATTCCAGAATGAAGTCCCGTCCCCGAATTTCCATAAGCCGGTATCAGTCTCGTATCCGATCTCCCCGGAAGCCAAGATCGGGTTTACTGCTGTCCATTTTTCGGCGGCTCCACGCCGGACTTGTATACGCTGTGCCATTAAAAGCTCCCCGGTTCTCCCCCGTCAACCCCATCTTCGTCTAAATAACTACTATCGGGATATCCTCCATCTATATATCCCCACGCTTCTTTCAGTTGTTCTAACCAATAAATAACATACCGGAACAGGTAGACAGTTTGCGGTCCCGACTCGCTCTCAACCAGCGGGGGAAAATTATCCGGGATTGTCTGATTGACTGCCATTTTATTAGCTTCTTCTTATGTTGGTAATCCCAGAATATGGTGATTCCGGGCATAAAACGTCCCCGTCCCCGGATCGATAATCATTTCCAGAATAATAAGTTTATGCCCTGAACTGACCTCGGAGACATTAATTACTGCCTGTTTTTTACCCCAGTTTCCAGCTTGATATCCGTTATCATATTCTGTTCCGACCACGATTGATCCGGTGGCTAAATTCGCTCCATCATAGGTATCCCGGACGGCTAACCGTAACGTTGATCCTGAGAGATCACTGCCTGTATCCGTAGTGACTTCCGCATTCAATTGGAGAGAATTCATCCCCGCAGATTTATAAAAGGGAATAATATGGGTTCGCTTCCATCCCGCACCCTGCGCCGTCCGATATTCTAAGGCATACGGCTCCCCGTTTGTATCGGGATTATCTTCGGCTGCAACCTCGGAATAGATATCCCACGCCCCAATAGTCTCTAATTTGGTAAAGACACGCTGGGAAATAATAGTATCTAACTTCCGTAGTGCATTAAAGACGTGCGAAATCCCATCGAGAAATGTCGTGCCTTGCAGTGTATTGGTGACCGTACTGTTTTCCAGTCCGAGCTGGGATGCTAATATTGCTATTGCGGATTCTACGTTTTTATGTAGCGATGAAAATCGATCTCCGTTGTCCGCAAGCGTAATATTTAACGGGTCAATGGTTGCATCAGGAGAGAGCGAGTTCCATACTGCGCTCCCCACAACAGGATTCTCGCAAATAAACAGTTCCGGTGTACTGAGATTTGCCCAGAGGGATCCCTGTGCGTATCCATCACCGGCATCGTCTGTTTCGATTGGATCTCGGGTGGCAGTAAAATTATGCTTGAGGTTCAAGACCTTATCCAAACTCAACTGCGCTGCCGTTACCTCATGCGGATTAGCCGTATCTCCGGTGTGGGTCGTAATCAGATTATTGATATACGATCCGCTCCAAAGGTCGGTTACGGCTGTCCCTCCATCATTGATTTCCCGGTGCTTTGACAGGTTTTCCAAGTGGGTAATTAGATCGTCTGCCGGAAAGAGCAGGTCTTGATTCTCGGTCTGTCCCTGCAGCCCTCCGTTCACATAGACATCATATTTATTGGTTTCCGAGATCGTCCCGATCCAGATTTCGGCAATGGTGTACTGCTGCTGGTCGATGGTCACCGTGAGATACCCGGCGTTCGTACAGTCAATTGCCCCGTTTGGATATTCTTGATCGGTCGGCTGATATTGAACGGATGTTGGTTCTAAGGCTTCGTTGATTATAACTGATTTTATGACTGACATCAGAACACTCCTGTTACATCAGTTATTGCCCCATACAGGTTCGCATCGGGCTTTTCTTTTTTCAGTTGTTTTCCTTCCACGTAGAACCCGTATCGCCCCCGATCCGGCTGGATATCATAGACATCTGCCTCCGTGCTGATAATCCCGATATCCCGGTACGGGTAGAACCGGACGGTATGTTTCCACGAAAGAATTTTCCTGATATGCTGGAAATCGGATTCGGGCAGTCCGGGTCCCCAGTAGTATTCGTTTTTGAGCCGAAATCCCAAGAGCCGCTTCCGCTTGATAAAATCCACGTCCTCATCTTTAATCGATTCTTCAAACCACGGATCTTCGTACTGCATATCCAGCGGAAAGGGGAGATCAATCGTCTCCACTGCACCCTGTTTCGCATTCAGGAGGATAACCCTCGGTCCCTCGTTGCCAATTATCCCGCTCATACCGCTTTCCTTGCCCGGAGTCTCCCGGTTGCATTTTTATAGGCGTAATTCATGGATTCCAGATACCCGGTGAACTGGTTCGGGAAGGTGTAATACGCTCCCAGTTCGGGGATCGTGGCTCCGACCGTGTATTTTGCACTCACCGATCCCGGTCGGACATACCGGGAGATCGCCTTTGCCAGTCTATCGATGAGATAGGATTCCAGATATCCCTGTGGATATTTTGCATCCTCAATAAACGGGGGTGGCGTGACCCAGTCAGGATCGACCTTTAAGTACGGCAACAAGCGTAACTCCCGTTCCAGCATATTCTGTCCCTCTCCGCCAATCAGGATTTCAACCTGATCGCCTTTCCGGGATTCAGATTTGAGGAAGTTGCCGTAAATATCGTAAGTCATAAACTGGGCAGCCAGCCGGTGCGGGATTCCGCTTTTTGTAAACGACAATCGGATTCCATCATAAAACCGATCCGGGGGTTCGTATTGACTCCGATAGATCGGCGTACCGTTCCATTGATGAATCGTTGAAGGGTTCTCCCGGAGTTGAAAGACTAAGGATCGGGGATCCTTTTCGTAAATAATGAAAGCGTCAAAGAGCAGGGCAATCTCGTTTAATACCTGCCCGACAGTAATTTCCGGGTGATCTCCCCAAAATTCATGCATCACAAAGAGATAACATTTGCCGTTATACCAGATCGGCAGGCTTGATAAATCCACATCCTGCAAAAGGGAGAGCCGGTTCGATTCCCCGGTTAAGAGGGCAAACATCCATCCGATCATCGAATACAACGATCCCCAACCCGACTCTCCCCCCGTCCAGTTTACAATCGTATAGGCTCCATCGGTGATCCCGGTAGAAAGAATGAGGGTTCCGTGGAAGGTCTCATCGATCTCTAAGGATTCCGCCTTGACAGGAGAGGGGATCAGATCCGTTTGGAAGGTTGCGGAATAGTCCAGATATGAGATTTTGACGGTAATCTTGGTAATATCCTTACTCCATTCCCGGCTTAGGAAGCCATCATCCCAGTCGAAAAACCGGAGCCGGAGTTCATCTTCGATAAACGCATACGGCGTATCCTCAATCTGCCGATCCAGGGTGAAGTCCATCACATAGGGATTGATAACCCTGTACCCGGACTGCGTATTTAATTTTGCCTGAATGACCGGATATCTGTTCATCAGTTGATCCCTGCCCTTCGGATATGCCGTTTATTGACCTCCCGGATATTCCACTCTAAAAATTCGTGTTCCTGAAACTCCGGCGAAGCCACGACTTCCACATAGACATCAATCTGGGTCTGTTCCTGTCCGGCAGGAGTGATCTTGATATGTTCGTCCGGGTGAAATCGAAGTATGCCTTCCTGCTGAGCGATAAAATCCATGCCATACTGGGCAGAAGGAACAGCTGTTGAAAACACCCCTTTGAGAAAATTCAAAACCCCACCAATGATGCCACCACCTCCAAACGCCGCTAAGAGTTTTTCAATGGCTACAATCGTCGCCTTGAGTACCAACGCACGGGTCACCATAGCCATCAAATATCGTCCGGCATTTTCAAAGGCGTCCTCCAGTTTTTCACCATACCACACGCATTCTGCCAGGGCTGAGGCAAACGGATCAATTGCGAACTGGAGGGCATATAAGTCTTCCCGGGTAAGCCAGACATTTTCTTTGAGCTGTTCGACCTGTTTTTCCGTCTCCCGGAATTTCCCGGTCATGATATCAGCTGCCGTACCAAACACATCTTTGGTAGTCATTCCCAGATCACGGACATCCACAGCCATCCGGAGATAGGCTCGGTGAATCTCCTGTTCTGCCTGTCTGGTCTGTTCCCGAATATCCCTGGTATTCTGTTGCAGCTGCTTGCCTGTATCTTTTCCAATAGTGATGGGAGGCAAACCCGGCATCGGTGGGATTTTTTCAATACCCAGAGCTTTAAATAACTGTTCTGCCTGCTCTGTACTGAGTTGCAGGGCTTCTTTGAGTTTGGTGAGCTCCTCAACCGTGACCTTTTTGCCTTTGCTGGCTCGCTCAAGTGCCGCTTCAAATAATTCTTGCTGCTTTTTCGCCGCTTCGGTTGCGGCGATATAGACAGCTCCAAGCCCCAGAGAGAGTCCGGTGAGTGCCGCAGACAGGGGATTAAGGGCTGCAACAAGTGCCACCAGTTTGATAACAATCGCCTCAATGGTTCCGACCACGAACAGCTTCCCCAGGATATCACCGTGTTTTTCCAGAAATCCGGCAATCTTCCCGATCCCGGCTGCTACCGTTCCAACCCAGACATCAATCTTCGTCTCGATGAGATCCTGATTGGTCTGGACCCAGCTATTGAAACCTCTCAAGACATCACTTAATACCGGCAATAGGACATTCCCGATTTCAATCCCGATACTTTTCAGAGTCGAAAGTGTCTGCTGGAACTTGAATCCGGGAGTGGCAGCGACCCGTTCAAATCCTTCCCCTAATAGATCGGTGGAATTGGCAATACTTCTCGCAATCCGGACATACTCATTTCCCTGAACTCCGGCTGTCCCCAGGACGGTTGCCAGCGCCCGGACATTCGGAATCATATTGCCGAGGGCTTCCTCATTGCCCTCAGTCAGCCGAATCAGATCGATTAAGGTCTGTGCCAGCCCTCGTTCCCGAACCGACCGCCGGACTTCTTCAATGGAGGTTCCGAGAGCCTTGAATTGTTTTTTAGCCTCAGGAGTGGCTTTAATCAGCGCATTCAGAATGCCCCGCAATCCGGTGACCGCTTCCTCAGCATTGACTCCCAACCGGGTAAAGGTGGCAATAGAGGCCCCAACCTCCGCAAACGAGATATCCATCTGGGCTGCCAGTCCGATCACCCGACCTAACACCGGAGCCAGGGAAGACGCCTCCAGATTCCCCTCCCGGACGGTGGCAATGAGCTGATTCACAGCCTTCGACGCATTCATATGCTCCGCGCCGTATGCCTGCACAATGGAGGTCACCGACCGGGCAATCTCTCCGGTCTGTCCCAGTCCAATCGCCGCTGCTTTTGCCGATTGTTCCAGGACCTGCAGCGACTCGGCTCCTCGGAGTCCGGCACTGTTCACCACAAACAGGGCATCAGCCAGTTCTTTGGGAGCTCGAGCGGTTTCCCGGGACAGTGCCAGGACATCTGACCGCATACCCTGCACCTGTTCCCGACTTAACCCGACCAGTGTCTCAATCCGGGTCATGGAGGTATCGAAATCGGCAGCCAGCTTCACCGACATTGCCCCGATAGCTACAATAGCCACGGCAGTCAGCTTGGCAATCCGGTTCACAATCCGCTGGGTTCGGCGTACAAACTCCCGGGACCGGGCTTCACCACGGGCAAACCCCCGGACCAACCCGGTCTGATCGGTCGTTAATCGTAATACGGCTTCACCAAGATTCTCGTGTGCCATCTCAACTCACATGCCGGACAGGAATTCCCAACAAGGCGACCTGTCCTTCATACTCCTGTTTGGATTGTGATCGAAGTGTTCGTTGTCCGGCATCCCGTAAAAGCAAATGGGTTTGTCTCCATCGTTCCTCTTTTCGTATGGTTCCCGCGCCTAATGCAATATTCCGAACCTGCCAGAGTGCCTCTCGTGCTTGAACCCTGGGGAGTTCGGTGATATACAGTTCCAGCATCCAGGACTCCATATGAAACCACCGTTCCGGGTCTCCACCATAAAACCGCTGCAGATACGGGATAAATGCGAACACCTCATCCATAATCCAGAATCTCCAGCATAAAGGATTCAACATTATCGATCCGGTTCATAAACTCATTAAACCCTTCCTTGCTGTGCCAGACCGCATAATTGTTTTGCAGATGCTCAAACCGCTCTGCCACCAGGATACATCCCTCGGTATCCCGAATACTGTTGCCGAGATGGAAATAAATCCCTGTCCGCCCGGGGACATCCTGTACCAGATAGGTGTCATATTTATTTTTATAGCGAGCCAGAGTACAGAAATAGCGACCGGGCGGGATACAGGAGATATTCTGTTTGTTGCCCCGCCAGATTTCTTCAGCAGTGACCGCAAACGGTTCCCCGTCCTGCAACAGCACTCCAAACGTTCCCTGAGCGGTATAGGCAATCCGCTTCAGCTGTATCAACATCACCTTACCAGAACTTCAGTTTGCGAAGCGCTCCGACTATAATCAGGAGACCTCGCTCCAGTAATCCACCGGTGACCTCTCGTACAATCACCTCGATCACATCAATGGTCTCATCTTTAATAGTCGCTTTTTCCCGGGGGCTCAATTTGACCCCCAGCTCTGACGCCGGATGTTTCCCCTGCCGGTACGCTTCAATCGCCTCGGCAATTTCTTTTACCGGGCGTTTGTACTTTCCGGCAAGGTGTTTCGCCAGGATACCGAGCAGAATCACCACAATGCCAAGCCCGGCTGTGATGAGCTGCCACGTGTTTTCCGGGCTAAAAACCACAGACCAGTCCATATGTCTTTCTCCTTGTTAAAACAGACTCTGGACAGTGAATCCGAGTAGTAGCAGTACAATGCCTCCGATAAACCACCACTGGATTTTGACTTGACCGCGGACTGCCTGAATCTGTGGGTATATTCCTTTTTCAGGGTCAATAATCCGCTCAATCTTTTCCGTCAGTTCTTCCACCTTTTCAATGAGTCGATCTACTCGGTCATTGTCCATTGTTCCTCATTGGTTGACAGGTTTACTTTTTTCTCCCTGATACTCCTTTGCGTATTCACTGAACACCTGAAAAATATCCAGTCGCTGCATGTCGGTCAGATTCCGAAGTTTCTGTGCCGGGGCATCTGGAAGCAGGATCGGAATGATATCTTCCAGTGCCTGTGCCAGCTGGTCAATATCTTCCTCGCTCAACGTATCCCAGTCCAGCTCCTGTAATTCATCCGGATCTTCCTCCCCGGAGATCTTGAGCAATTGCTGTAATTTCCGCTGGTATACCTGAAACCGCTTTTGCTCCAGCAATCCCAGAGTAATCATGGTTTTGAGAGGATATCGTTCGCCATCAATTTCGATGGCAGGGTGTTCCAGTTGGGTACTGAGAGAGAGTGTCTTTGCCATGGCTTACGTGCCTCCGCTTTTCGATTGATATTCCAGTTTAATACCCAGTTCCCGACAGACTTCTTCCAATCGGGTCTGGGCTTGTCGGGCTTCCTGAGCCTGTTTTCGATGAAAACTTCGCGCCCGGTTGTGACTCCGGGCACTGGCATCAAGCACCCGGTAGGCTTCCTGAATGGCTTTGGTGACTTCCTCTGCCATTTCAGACTCCTTTCAGATTATTGCGCTGCCGCATCCTGAGCGACAATCTTGCCAAACTCCTCGCCGTCACTCTGGGTGTCATCCCATAACGCCTCAAAACTGATTGCCAGTCCGGCTGCTTCCCCTTTTACATAGACCGGTGCCGGATTCGTCGCCTGATGCACCTTGGGGACTTCATACTGCATATTGAAGGCATCACCATACGGTGAGACACCCCGACAGAGCAGGGCAAAGACCGCCACTTCCCGACCCTGTGCCAGATTCACATCCTTATGTCCGGGTGTCCCGGTTCCGGCAGCCACCTGGGTAACGGTATTATCATTCAGGATCTTGGCATACATCTCCATCGTGAGATCCGCCAGCGTGAAGCTGATTGCCAGCCCTTCCTGTGTCCGCCACGCTTTTTTCGGTCCGGTGGCACCGAGTCCGAAAAATTTGCTGATTTCCTGCGAATGGGTGACGGTGACTCCATCCTCGGTGATGTTTTCCGACCCGCTAGTGCCGAGCTTCGTCCAGTTCCCAGCCGGTTCGGTATCTACTTCGGGAACGGCTTCCCCGACCGGTGCCACCCAGGCATTAATAGGACCGGCAATGATTTCATACGGTTGCATCTTAAGACTCCTTTATCTTGTCGATGTGAAAACCGGGCTGTCGACGCAATTGCCGATACCGCTCATAAGAGATAGTAATAGATCGGTTTCGCCGGACGATCTCTCCATCAATCTCAGCCTGATGTGCCGGACCCCGATAGACAATTTCCACCTTGGACGGCTTTGTGGGCTTTTTCGATTGCGCCTTGTCTTCCGATTTCTCTTGTTCTTTCGTTTGACTCTTTTTCTTTGCATTCATGTGACTAACTCCTCTGCCATGGTCACGAGATAACTGCTGTTGATAAAGGGCCACCGGGTGACGGGATCCTGGATCTGTAGGGGACCACCCACCGGGAGGATATCATGTATCAATGTGCCGTTGATGGTCTCTCGCCGGAGGTGTTTCAAGCGTTCATACACCGCCCGGAAGACCTTCATCCCTTCGATATATGTCTCTCCATAGGTCTGAATATCCACCCGGGTATGTCCGATTCGCATATAGCCATTGCCACGCCCTGGCGATCCGGCTGGTTGAATGATGATAGCCTTCCGGGGCATACCATTATGCTGTGCCTCGGGAATCTCCAATCCATAAATCCGACTACCGGTCAGATCAGTGATTTCGGTCGTGCCTTCCAGAATCCCAATCATGGCAGTAATCACATCCGGTATCATAACCGCTCCATCCACTTCTCAACCGATTTTCCCAGATACGGGTAAAGATGGTCTGCCGCATTCCGGAGAAAACTCCCGTGCTTCAACTCCAGCCAGATCACATAATTCACACCCATGCTGCCCCATTCGCCATAGACCTTGCGTCCTTCACCTTTTGCCATCGTGATAATCCGGACCGACCCCTCGGCGGTTCCGGTGCGGTTCTGCCAGCCCGGATGATGCCGCTTCGCATGAATCACCGAATCCGCCATCGTCTCGTTGATCGCCGCTTTCGATGCCATCCGGGTTTTTGCCAGAATTCGGTCTCCATTCCAGTGCAACATCAGTCCACTCCCTGTAAGGTCAGTGCCAGGTGATCCCGTCTGGGGATCACACTGTCGATCCCCACCGTCTGATTCAGCAGGATATTGCCCTGGCGATCCGTGACCTGGGTTACCCGATCTTCCTCCGTGATGTCCGTGGTTTTTGGGACAATCATTTTCGATTCCGCTACCGTTACCAAATCGCCCTGACTGGTGCGAACGGTTTTGGTCTCAGTCCAGAAATAGCAGGGGAGGTCTGTGAGATAATCCTGCCAGTCCGGCTGCACCGGCTGGTGATACTCATCCTCGCCGCTGGCTTGATTCCGCTGGACGGTCGCCCGCATGGTCATCACCGATCTGGCACTCATGCAAAATCCATCCTCCCAAGCCTGTTGAGGATCTTCCGGCGTTCATCTTCATACTCTCCCAGCGTCACCTTATAATCACCGATCCCCTCGGATTTTACTCCCCGGTATTCCAGTGCCAGCTTGACCAAATCAATCACCACCCGTTTTCGCTGTGCCGATTCATCCACCGGCGTATAATCGACCTCGATCACGTCCCCCCAGATTGGACGGGGATTGGTCCCGTCACTCAACCGTTCGATCCGGCGTTTGTCCGGCCAGACCTGATAGTCATCAGCAGCCAGATCGAGCGTGGTTCCACCAAACACACCCCACAGGATTTCTGTGATCGAGGTGATGGTATCAGCCGGTCGGGACAGCACAATAAAATGTCCCCCCCCAAATATCTTCTCGATCTCCGTGGTATGGTCTCCATAGCGCCGGATAATCTCTGCTTCCGCATCATTGATTAACCGACTCAGCGCCGGATCACTGATATCTGTCTCCACATGCTCCCGTACCTCTGCCGGACTTAATAACGCCATCACCGTTATCCTTTCAGCTGCTGCTGAATCTCCTCAGCGATCTTTTTCCCGATGCCCTTGATTGCCGTGAGATCCTCGATCTCCCGAACGGCTGACACCGTTAGAATCCCGGCTTCCACCAGAGATTCATATCCCGGAAAATCTTCAGGGAGAAATCCCAGCCGGTCGGCTTCTTTCTGCGGGATAATCTGTCCGGACGCTGCCAATAGAAATGCCGCTTCCGGATCGCCCTCGGGAACCACCTGTTCCCGGTCTGCGGTGAGATATAACCGCTGTTCTGCCTTGATACCCTTCATCTTCTGCTCCTGTTGCTTGATATGGGTTATCGTGAGTGCCATCAGACCTGGAGGACTGCCACAGACAGCCCGGTCACCTCATCCACAGTGAATTTCAGATCCTGACTCCCGAAATCATTGTAGACCCTCGGTGGAAACGGACCGATAAACTTGTCCCCGGATGAAGCCGGGATAACAACCGTCCGCTCTGCCACTGCCAGATCGTCCACTGCCTTCGGGGTCTGAATCGTCACCGTACAATCACCGGTCCCGGACTTTTTGAAATGGAGAATCGTCTTTCCGTCATTCCGAATCAGATAGGTATTCCCGACCGAGAGACTCCCGTGATAGATGGCAGCCAACCCGATACGCCGGACTTTTTCCGGTTCAAAACGAACTTCCGCCATAAGACACTCCTCAGTTTATTGCCAGATAGGTCACGATCAGTTTGCCCCCGGATGTATCCGTCCCTCCGGTATTATTGATCGTGTCGGCTGCCGTAATCGAAAACTCCGAGGTCAAATTGCTCACATCCGTCACATCCGTTCCAGCTCCGACTGCATAAAACACCGAAACCAGACGGTCACTCGTATCAATACCGGTCACCGTGTGATCTCCAGCGGCCCCACCAGTGATAATCGCCTGGGTCACGGCATCCCGGGGGATGGACCCTTTGATATAGTTCATGCTTTTCGCTCCTCTGAGACATAGCCGGGCATCCACAGACACCCGGCCTGTCTATCATTTCCAGTTCAGATTAGATTCCAGTCACCGTGCAAAAGGCCTGGGGTCGATACACAAGAAATGCCGACCGCAAATCTGCCCGTACTGCCTGTTTCCCGTTGATGAAATAATCCGAATGGGCATTGGTGATCTGCATATCGATCCCTCGCCGGTTCGCCAGCTCCGAGAAATTCTGGAAGTCGCCCACCAGTCCTGTATTCTCGGTTTCGGCATCCGACTGGGTTACTGCCAGACCCCAGATCCGCTCGGGTCCCGGATCTGCCGGAGATCCCCAGATATAAATCCCGTCCGCCGTCTTCAGTAACCGGATTCCCTGCCAGTCATTGGGATGGAGGATCGTTGCACCGGGCATCGCCCGACCGGTCACCCTGATTTTTGTCATGGCTTTATAGATCGCATCCGGGACCGGATCTTCACCAGCAGCCAGGGTCTGAATATTCGCGGTATTCAGTATGCCAGTCAGATTCGAGCCGGTTCCATCACCGGTCAGGATCTGTCCGTCCAGCCGCTGCTGTAACATGAATCGCAGCCGGTTGTCCAGATAGGTTCGTACCCGTGGCTCATCTTCCACCTGTTCATCCGTCACCGGAATCCAGACCGCCACCTTTTTCACTGGACTGGACTTTTCTTCCAGCTTCAATGCACCTTCAGGATAGGTTCCGCCTTCCGCTGTCTCTGCCGCTGCATTGGTGAATACGGTTTCTTCCATATACACGATAGCGTTCTGCGTGGTGGTCGTTTGCGGAATGAGATCCGTCACCTGGATCGGTCGGGTCGGATACTCCACAATCCGTCCGGTCCGGGTGGTCTCTGGCGGCCAACCCGCCGTGGTCTGGAAAAGCGTCTTGAGTTCAATATCTATTGTCGCCTGTGGTCCTTGTCCGCCACCTTTGTACTCGGTAAACGCCTCCGATTCCGTAAACATCGTCCCGATAGATTTCTGCTGCGGTCCGGCTGGTGGATGCGGGATCTGCCCGTTGCCGTTTCCAGCGGGTTCATCCAACTGCTGATGAACCTTTTCCAGATTCTTTTCGGTCTCCGCTGCTTTGACCAGATCCTCGATCTCCTTGGAGAGATCGGTCATTTCCTGATTCATGTTGGCAACCTTTTCCGCCCGGGCTTTGGAATCACCTTCCAGCATATCCGCCTGGCTCAGATCCAGCTCGCCCTCATCCGTCTTGGCAGCCTCAAAAATCTCATGGAGATCTTTGCGGAGTTGCTCCAGCTTGCCGCGTTTTTCCTTTAGTTTTTCTTTGAGTGTCATATTTGTACTCCATGTAATTGTGCTTGAATTTGTTGATACTGGAGATAGAGCTGTTTCGGATCGTACTCCTTTCCTTCGTCCTTCATCACCAGCATCTCGGTAATCTGTTGTTCCAATGCACTGAGCTGCGTCTGAAACTGCGTTAACCGATTCAGATGTGCCTCACTCAGTGTCCGGTTATCTTCCGCACGCAAGTCCGCAAGCGACTTCGTCCGGTCGACAAAGGCAGAGACCTCGGCAAGCAAGATGTCTCCTTCATCGGTATAACTGAGATTCGACCGCTCCCCGACACTCCGAAAGTCCGGGGGGTCTTTCTCAAATTGTGCATAATGTTTTTTCAGATGATTATAGACCGACCGCCGATCACTGTCCGGGATATCCACACCGCCACGAGCTCCCAATAAAGCACCCATCGCCGCCGCCACACCCCGCCAGATCACGGAAAATGTGCCGTCAATGATATCATGGTGGGGGAGCTTATACGCTCCGAAACTCTCTGCATCCTCTCGGTCATACCAGGTAAAACCCCGCCGATATTTCGACCAGGTAATGGTCTCCTTGTCACCCGATCCATCCGAGGACGCCCACTTGCGGAGTCGGTTGACGGCGGCGGTCGCATCCCAGGATCGCTCGTCCGGGGCAGGGGAGGAGGCTTCATACGAGACGGTCGATTTTGCTCCCTTGATATCAACCGTTTCCGTCTCAATCCCCGCTCCCAGCAGTACCGGAGCCACTTCATGGACCTCCACGCCGTACGATCCATCCTCTCGAGGTTGTAAAAACCTCACTTCCTGTTCCTCAAATTCTCCGGATTCCGATCCGCCCGGCAGAATGTCAAACCCGTAACTCCATTGCTGTAATTCTCTTGAGCCTTTGACAGAGAAATACGTTTCCCGTGCGCTCTCCATATCCATATAGAACTGTCCTGCCACCAACGCTTTCTCATCATCGGAATCAATAGTCCCGCGTCCAATCACCGGTTTATCATGCCAGGACGTATGCCCCCACGCCCCGATTCTGACAGGAGCATCCTTTTGAAATGCCCCCGGTTTGGTTACGTCTCCATCACTATCAATAACATTGAACCGGGAAAAAATTGCCGTGAATTGTCCCGTCTTATCATCAAAATCTTTGAGTTTGAATTGAACTGTTTTGTGTTCCATAACGACTCCAAAAAAAAAGCCCGGCACAGTGCCGGGGGATGATTCCCTCGTACACTATGCCGGGCCAATGGGTTTTTGGTCACCGGTACCCTGTCGGGTATGCCGACAGCGCAGGTATTATTTCTGTGATGCCATTAAATCATACGCAGAATACGTCTCTTTCCAGGTCGTCTCTGCACGTTTAATTTGTCCCTCTTTTACATGCAGTATAACGGTTCCGGTGAGGTGTTGGCAAGTAATTTTTTCCTTTAATGCCAGCAGGATCTTTTCGGTATTTTCTCCCGTCTTTGTCATTCGACAGCTTCCATCTGCGGGGTGATCCCATACGGGGCGAAATCCATCGTGCCATTCGGATGTTCGATTGCCATATACTCCTCTGCTTCCTCAAAGCTGATAATCAATCCATCCCGAGCCTGACAGACCTCACAGGAAGTCGCAATCCTGCCATCAAACAGCATCACCGTCTGAATGACACCCGATTCCTTATATGCCATCAACGAAGATTTCCGTTGAGCATGTTTGACTTCAGTCCGGGCGATCACCTGCGCCCGGATTTCCGACGTAGACCACGGTCCCGCCGGCACCTCATTCCGAATGCGCCGGACAATTGCCGGAATTCCTTCCCCGGCTTCCCGAGCCTCCGCAATCACCGAAAATAATTTGTCTTTGGTATCCTGGGTCAAATCCAGCAACCCCAACCGGCGTCCCCCTTCCTTCAGAATCTCCTTCGCCACCATATCCGGCATCTCAAAACTCAACCCAAGCGTGTTCTGCACCGAGTCAATAGTCGTGGTCAGGATATGGAGATACTCTTTCTCATAGGTCGGTTTCAGCCGCTTTTCCATCCAATCCTCGACATCGAATTTCTTCAGGATTTCAAAGACCGTCCGCTCGATCTCCTCCCGGGCTAATCCCGGCAATGCCGCAGCCGTCGCACTTACCTCTTTCCCCAAATCATGAAAATCCCGGGTGAGCCGTTCCTCAAACCCTGCCTGTAACCGTTTCCGATCCCGATCCAGCGCCTCAATCATATTATCGATCAACTCGGTGGGGAGATGCCCTTCCTCATCCGCCTTCCAGTGGATTTGTCCGTTCGTTTTTCGCCCGTTTCGACCCGGAACCAACGCCGAAGATTTTCCTCCAGACGGGACTTCAGTCACCGTGAGTTTCTGGAGGTAGATATTATCTGCCTCGGTACTCTGCCGTCCCAGAGTCTCCCGACCCTCCGCCCGGGTAATCAGCCCACCTTGATATTCCTCCACCGTCCGCTTCGACCGGTCATTCATGTCATCTTGCAACACCCGGACTTCCCGGATATCAAACCCGACCCGGTACCGGTCCAGCTGGGTGGTCTCTACAAAATCACTGAGCAGCTGGGTTTTCAGATCCTCTCCGAACAGCCGTTGGGTCGGAACAATATTATTTTCATACGCCAGCTCCCGGAGCTCCTTCATGGTCGCCCCGACCTTGGTCTGTTGCAATCCCGTCCCAAACCCCACCACGGCAGCCGGGATCCCCAACATCGCACAGGTCCGTTCTTCCGAGAGATTCCGTAGTTTGGAGAGATCCATATCTTTCGCCGAAAACCCGAGCTGTTCAATATCCACCGGGGCGGTAGCGACATACGGTTCTCCCCGGCGATCCCCGCCAAACTTCTGCATATATTTCTCTTTCATAGCCTCGGCATCCACCTTCATGCCCGCTTCTTTCGGGGACATCACCACGCCGGGGATTCCCAGATTGCGCAGCATGGCTGCCGAGAAATTCGAGGCCTCCAGATCGGTAAAGACTTCCCGAAGCACCGGATACATCGGGGAGAGACCCTTCCGGGTATTCCGGGGGTCAATCCCGTACCGGAAATGCACCACATCCTCCGGATCGAGCCTGATGGGTGAACGGTTGCCAGGGGAGTACTCGTAATAATCGATAAAGGCATCACTCCACTCCAGCGACTTGGGTTCCATCAGGAAATGCGGACAATACCAGGTTTGTACCACCTTTCCGGCTCGGCTCCGAATCTTAATCCAGTATCCGTTTCCGTCCATGGTGAAGGAGATTAACGTGCCCATCCAGAGCAGGGGAGCGGAGTAGAAAGGATTTGGTTTGCGCATTAACGTGAGAAAATCATGCTCCGGTATCTGGGTATATTCTCCTTCGGTATCCATCTGTTCCAGTAAAACCGGGGCTTCCGGGAACGTCCGGGCGATCCACAACACCGGGGCCATAATCACCGAAGCCCCGAGTCCATCCCCAACTTCCTGCTTGTAATTGAATTTTGTCCGGGGGAGATCCCAGGACAGCCAGCCACCCAAGCGGGGAAAAACCATATCCCGCAACGCTTTCAGTCCCCGAATCGGAGCTGTTAATATCTTTTGAATGTTCATATCACACCGCCGTCAGGATCGGTTTCTGCATCCGTTCAACGAATTGTGCCTGGACAAAGGCATCTCCGTAATCCGTAGACCGTCCGATCCGTTGTTTAATCGATTCTTTGGATTCCACCTTGATGACCTTTTCCTGCCGGATCTCATATCGGGGGGCAGTGAGATCCTCCAGCAGCAGGGGATACTCCTCGGTAAGCGAGACCTGTCCGGTCCGCAGTTGCTCCCGGGTATGCCACCACATCTGCGACCGGAGGTCGGCAAATTCATACGTGCTTTCCTTTTGCATCGCATCATTGACCGGCTTGGCTCCGGCACTGATTTCGATCACCTCATATCCCAGGGCGTTCAAGTGATCCACCGTCCCGGCGCCGAGTCCGACCACATCCACCCCGACCAGATCCGTATCAATCCCATGCTCCTCAATATCCTGTGCCGCATACTGGGCTGACTGAGTGGTATCGATCCCTTGCCACGCTTTCATCTCTGTCAGGTGGTTCCCCTGTAACCGGCAAAATACTGTCTTATCGTCGCCATACCGGGCAACATCGATCCCCAGTTTCTGCTTCCCGGCCTTGGGCAGCACAATATCAATCGCCTCCTGAATCCATTCGTATTTAATGAGCTGATCCGGTTCTTCCTCGTAATCCCAGTTCCCATATCTGAGACGCTCCCGCTGGGCGTTATTCTCAATACTTTCCAACGCTTCTGCCGATCCCCGTTCCCGGTACGGATTATCCGTCACCAGTGAGGGAATAAAGGCATAGTCCAGAGGAAGGTTCTCATTTCTCCATGGCTTATAAAAATATTGATACAGCCAGTTCTTTTTCGGGTTGCTCGTAATCAGCATTTTTCTCATTAACCCGTACTCATCATTGTTATGCCTGCCGATCCGTCCTTTCAGGGTATCAAAGGCACTGAAATGGACTTCCCCGGCTTCCTCGATCCAGCCTCCGGTATATTCCAGCGATCCGTACCGGTCATACATCGGATCACTTGGCAGGTATTTGAGATCCAGCAGACTAATCCGGCTCCCGTTCGCAAACAGGAAGTAATAATCCTGCCCGTTCCATTTCCAGACCGACCTCGGCACTTCATGAAAGCGTAACACCTTGTAAAACGTAACCAGGGTAGACTCCCGCAGTCGTTTAAGTTCATCCCGCCCGATAAACCACCGGCTTTCAGGATACCGGAGGCACATGAGCAAGAGCCATTCACACCCGAGCCAGGATTTCCCGCCGTTGGCAGCCCCTCCAAACAGGAGAAACCGGGTGACAGTATCCCGGAGGAGCTGGTACGCCTGATACTGTTTTTGATGCGGCTTGGCATTAATCTGGATCTGGTTCATCGTCTGGTTTGATAATATTAATTCCCGTGATCTGGATCGGTTCGCCATCTTCACCGGTCAGCTCGCGCCGTTCAGCATAGCCCCGCTCTTTACCTTTTCTCGTCAGATACCATTTTGCCGTCCCCACCACCTCATTTTTAATA